CTGGTAATTACTATGTAATTCCAGGTGGAAAAGATGAATATCAGTGGTCACTTATTGGTGATGCTGATGTAGATTTTCGTATTACAGAACTACTTGTAGCTTCAGACAGTCAACCAGGTAAAGATGGACAAGAGTTTGAAATTGCTCTTGACAAAGATTGGTTACATGAACCTGCAATCCTGTTGACTGAAAATCCTAACCTACCTCAGCTTCGTATTATTGGACATCCTCGTCCTCTTGGTAATCAGAGTTGGGCTTATACTGTAGAAATTCAGGATGGTAACCCTAACAGTTACATTCCTGTAGAGTTTCTACAACCTGACCGTATTCTTGTACGTACCAGTACAGCTACTGCTGATGAAGAAAATCAGAAGTATGGCCCAGATCAGTATAGCTCAATGATGAAGCTTCGTTCAGTTACTGGACAGTTTTCTAATAAGATTGAGTTCACTGATAAGTTTGTCCGTATGGAAATTGCGGCTGCTAAAAGAGGTTCTCAAAATACAGAAAGCTATGACTTTGCTGGCAAGAAGTACTCTGATGCATTTACTGACCAGTATCTCTATCAGGCTAAACTAAAGCAAACTGGTAAGAACGATGTAATCGAGAAAGGAGTCTTTATTAGTAAAGCAGAAGCACGTTTGCTTGAACGTTGTGAAATGGACAGAGAGTTGTCTATGGAATTTGGTAGACTACAAATTACTAAAGACCGTGATACAGATCGTCCTATTAAGATTGCTCCAGGTTGGCGTGAAATTGTAAAGGATGGTAACTACTTTACTCACAATGGTAGTTTGACTCTCAAGCAACTGTATGAGTATGTACGTTCTATTTACTTCCGTCGTCACAACTTTAAGAACCGGAAGATTATGATCTATTCTGGTGAAGGTGGTATTGCATTCCTGTCTGAGCTAATTAAGCAGGAAGCCAGTCAATTCCAGACACTGGAACCAGGTGTATTCATTAACAAGCGTAATGATCCTAAAGGATACCACTCTAATGAATTTGAATATGGTGCTCAGTTCACTAAGATCAAGTTCCCTATGGGTATTGAGGTAGAGATCATGTATGATCCTATTAAGGATAATGACCAACTATTTAAGACAAAAGCTCCCGGTAGCAATCTGCCATTGGAAAGCTTCCAGATGGACATCTTTGACTTTGGTCATACAGAAGCTGCTCCTCAAGGTGCTCGTCCTGAAAACATTACTATGGTAATGCAGGATGGTGTAGAAGAGTACTATCAGGTAGGTGGTGTTTATGACATCCGTACTGGTGCTCCTACAGATGGTTCTGTACGTCCTACTAACTCTAAGAAAGTAGGTATCTATCGTACTTGTGCAGGTGCTCTTGCAATCTGGGACACGTCCAGGGTGGGGCGTGTAGAATGGGTTGTCTCGTAAGAAACATTTGGATATATTAATAGAAAGTGGTATCTTTAGGTATTCTTAAACAAAGTGCTTAAAGTACCACTATCTATTAAATATATGAAAGACGTAATTTTATTAGAAGCCAAGCTTCTTTTTGAAAACGGAAAATCTTTAAAACAAACAGCAAAAGAGCTGGATGTAAATTACAGGACTTTATTAGATAATCTTAAAAGAAAGGGTTATTACAAACCTACTAGAAAATCTGCTACTGAGGTTACTGTAGAAATGTCTAAACAAATACATGACAAGTTTAACCAAGGGTTTAGTATCAAAGAAATAGGTAAGAATTTTAATATCTCAGAAACAGCCGTTTTTAATAGTTTAAAGAAAACAAGTAACTATAAATGCAGACCTTACGGTTGGACTAAAGAAGAAAAATTAAAACTTCAAGAATTATATAATAAAGGTTATAGTTCTCGTCAGTTAGCAAAATTATATAATTGCAGTAAACCCAGAATATTAGACGCTTTAGAAAACAAAAGAGAAAAATCTAGCTACAGAAAATATAAACTGGATCAGAATGCTTTTAAATCTCTAGAGACTCAAGGACAAGCTTATTGGCTTGGTTTTTTATATGCAGATGGCAACGTAGGTAGTAAAGAAAATAGTATTACATTGTCTTTGACAGATAGAGAATCTGTAGAAGATTTTAAAAAGTTTCTTAAAACAGATAAGCCTATTTATATAAATAGAAGAAGTCAAGGTAACCCTAAATGGAAAGATATTTATACACTAACAGTACACTCTGAAATTTTAAAAAACGATCTTATAAAGCTAGGTTGTGTACCAGACAAAACATATAAAGTAAATTTACCAAATATAGACGAGTCACTATACAGACATTTTATAAGAGGAGTATTTGATGGTGATGGTAGTGTATGGAAGTCTAGTGGAAAAGGTCATTTTTCAATTACAAACAAACTTTCTTTTTTAACAGAATTACAAGATGTTTTAATAAAAGAACTAGGTCTTAATAAGACTAAACTTGCTGAAAGAAAGCCTAATTTTGGAGACCTTCGATATGGAGGTAAAAGTAACTTAGAGAAGTTACACGATTACTTTTACAAAGACGCAATTGTGTATATGTCTAGAAAAAAGACTAAATTTGATAATCTTATTTTAAACTAAACTATAAAAGACAATATGTTTTTACCAAAAAGAATGTTTATTTACCCTGCCCCACGACAGTCTTCACAAGGTAGGAGTAACTATACTTATGTCGCTACTGATGGAACTCAAATTCCTGCTGGTCGTACTTTTGCTAAACGAGCTACTAAAAGCTATATGTTTCCTAGTACACCAGATAACAGTAAAATTGATACAGGTCTGTCAGATCACATTGAGAACCCTTTCAAGAATGAAGAGTTTGCAAAAGAATACATTAGAGACGAGTGGTTAAACTATAAAGAAGAGCTAACAACCTCTGATACAATTACAAAGCAGACCTATCTTGAAGTAATTCACAACCGTCCTAAAGGAACTTACACAGACGAGAAAAAGGTTAAAGAGGTATTTGATATAGAAGCTAAAGAAAACAATTTCTTTGAAAGCTTCAAAGTGAGCCTTGTAGATGATACAAATATCTTTGTGGCAGAAAAACCTGAAGACTCTCTAGCTATGATGCTTGCGTATAAGCACCCTCACATTGCTAATAGTAAAGATGAGTGTAATCCAAGTGTACATGATTTCTATATTGGACAAGAACATCAAGCACTGATTGAGAAGTCTAATAAAAGAGAAAAAGCAGGTAAAGCAGTTGCTAAACTACAGTTTGCTAAAGAGAACTATGATGGTTATACCTTGTATAAGGTAGCTATTGTACTTGGTCTTGTTAAAGGAAACAAAGTCTCAGATAGAGTTGTAGTAGATCGTCTTGAAGATTATATCTGGACTCAAACCAAAGACTATACCAAGAAGCTTGATACTTTTATGGAAGTGATTCAGCTCCTTGATGATGACAAAGGTATTGAGGAATTAAACATGCGTTATCTTCTCAAGCAAGCACAGAATACTAATGTAATTACTATCATCAATAGTAGCTACATGTGGCATTCTCAAAGAAATATAGACTCTCTTTACAACCTAGGTAGACGAGCAGATTCTATCTATACAATGCTTGCACAGGAATACATTAAGTATAACCCTGAATTGGAAGATGACAATATTTATGGTAAGCTTGTAAACGAGCTTAAATCTAAAGGAATCAAAGTTGAAGATTGAAGAACTACACTACGAATTTAAACGTAGATGGGATAAGCAGGCAAACAATAACAGAAAGGGTTTTACTGATGTAGAAATAGATCAGACATTAAACTCAGCTATAAATGAGTATGCCTATATATTTGGTACAGGTAAAAATGCTAAAAGATATGACGTAGGGTTTGAAGTAGATCAACAGATGATTGATATGCTTCAGACTCTTGTTGTAAGTTTTCCTGAGTACCCTGTTATTCCTGCAACTAATGTTGATGATAATATTAGTAGTGTAGAACTTCCTGATAACTATCGTTATTTTATCTCTGCTTTTGCAGTAGATCCTAAATGTGGCGATGTAGGTATTACTATTGAGCAACATGGTGATTTATCTTCTGTATTGAAGAACTACCATAGAAAAGCTAATGCTAAGTTTAGAAACTTACCTGCTACTATTAGGGGTAATAAAATCTACTTATATCATAATGGAGTGTTTAATCCTGAAGCCTTAAAAATCACATATATTAAAGACCCTGCTAAAGTTTGTATTGGTACGTATACGGAAATTCCCACACAAGAGAATCCTAATCCACCAACAAAGCCTAAGCAAGAGTGTGACATACCTTCTGATTATCACGATATAATTATAGATATTGCAGTGCAGGAAACAAGTAGGATTTATTTAGACGCAAATAGATACCAACTTGGTAAAGATAAAATTAACGACATAACTTAAAAATTTTAAAATGAAACGTACTAATCAAAAATTTAGTGAAGTATTTCTGGTAAGCTCTGGAGATCAGGCTCTTGCAAAGTCTGGTAACATCTCAAGTGCAGGTACTTCAGTAAATATTGCAGATGGGCAGCTTGGTGTTATTGCAGCAACAGCAGCTCAACCACACTTGAACCCAGGTGACTTCTTGGGTACTACTAACAACCCAGCAGGATCAAGCACAAACACTAGCTCTGATGTACCTGCTATTCGTATTGTACAAGGAACACCTAGTTCTGCTGATACATCTGAATTGTATGGCTGGCATCATGAAGATCCTGCTTATGTAAAATCAGGTATTATTCGTACCAATACAGTAAAAAGCTTTACTGCACAAGTTGCAGCAGCTCCTGTACTTAGCTCTAAGCTATTCTCAGGTATGACTGACGCTGGTGTTTCTTCTCAGAAAGAATACAGTGCTTTTCTTGAGTTTCGTAGTCGTCGTAATGATCGTGATTATGGAGCTAATGTAGAGCAGCTTCCTATTGTTGTAACTACTCCTGACTTTACTGTTGTATCAGTAGACTCTGAGCTTGATTGGCTTATTAGCCAGTTTGTCTATAATCTGAATGTTAACTCTAAGCTGGTTAATACTCCTGATTACAGAGGTAACAAGAATATGGTAGCTTTTGCTATTAATACAGCAGGTTCTAACACAGGAGGTACTAATATTAGTACTCTCAAAGTAGGTGATTCAGTACCATTCCTGAAGACAGGTGGAGTAACTTATTCTACTACTGTAACCAAGGCAATGCTAGAGACTCTCAATGGTCTTATTACTAACTCTGATGTAGACTCTAGTTCTACTATTGAAGTTGTAGACCTTGATACTGCTGGTGACGGAACACTTGCTACTGGTACACTGACTGCTACTGGTAACTTTACAGCTAACGATGCTGTAACTATTGGTGACCAGACTTACACTTTTGTTGCTGCTCCGGGTGGTACTGCTTATAATGTAGACCTTGGTGCAGACCTTGCTACCAGTTTGTCTAATCTTGCTGCTGCTGTTAATGGTACTGGTACTGCTGGTACTACTTATGGTACAGGTACAGTTGCTAATACTGCTGTAAGTGCTGTAGCTACTGCTACCACAGTTGTACTAACAGCTAAATCAGCAGGTGCAGCAGGAAACTCTATTGTACTTACTGAAGATACTGACGCAGGTGGAGTGTTCTCTGTAACAGGTTCTGGTACTTTGACAGGAGCTACTGACACTAACAAAGACAAATTTGTTATTGTAGGTCTTCCACAAAGTCGTAGCATTGGGTTTGATGGTATTGCTGAAACTCTGGTTAGAGTTGATGTTGAATTTGGAGACCAATTCCAGATTAGCCCTAAACCTACAATTACTGGTACTAGTAATGCTTTTGAAGGATATGGTCAAGGTACTTTGCTTAAAGTACGTTATGATCGTAGAGCCTTTGGTTACACTGGAACACAGCAGCTTGCAGGACATTCTGATGAGGTAATTCTTGCACCAAATTACATTGATGCTAGTAAAGATTACACTGCTTATATCATTGATTACACAGATGACGAGCGTACATTGACTGTAGGACAGGAGACACAAAAGCGTGTTTGGATTCTTGTACCTGCTACAGATGACAGCTCTACAGCTACTGTTGCAGATGGTATTACAGAGTCTACTAATGACACTACAACCACCACTGATCTTGAAGCAATCCTGAAACCTTGGTTAGCTTCAAATGCTGGTGTAGAACTACTTGGCGATGCTACTGCATCTACATACTTTGCATAATAAAGGTTAATTGATTTTGTTGATAAGGGGGTGTAGATTAACTATACCCCCTATTTTTTAATAACTAATACTATGGACAAGTACTATTTTATTAAGAATTTTGTACTGCTTAAAGAAAATAATGCAGAAGCTATTGCAGGGCCTAACCCTCCTGTGACAAGTCTATATAAAATGGTACAAGACGGGATTAACCAAGGTGATATACAGACTTATCAGGAGGCAGATTATGAACTTATACTGGAAGACACATCTGTTGGTGATACAAGAGTATATGCTAAATATATTACAGAAGAACCACAAGTAAGTTTATCAGGAGCTAATAAAGAGCAAGTCACAATAACTTTTGGACAAAGACCTATTTCAGTTATTGTACAAGGTACAAGTGATAACATTACAGACAACAATAGAACAATTACATTCAGAGGTAACATACCTGGTAATACATCTAGCTCAAACATAATCACTCCTATTATTACAAAGGTGGCATCTACTTTAGATGGTTTTGGAGACCCTAGTATTTCTAATCCTTATTCAGTAGACCAAGATAATAATCCTTCTATTGATATTGTAGGAGTAGGAAATCCCACTAATCCTTTTATTACGTTAAGGTTTGGAAATCTAACTTTTCCTAATCATATATTAAAGTTTGATTGGAAATGAGAATACTCACAATTATAGCAATTCTTTTTATTACCTGTAATCTGTCAGCACAGAAAGTAGATACCATTCTTAATGGTTATTTAAGCCCTATTGTAAGATCAGGAGGTACTGCCCCTAATTTTAATTTTAGAGGAATATTCAGAAATCAAAATATACCTGCTACTGGTTTTGACACTACAGATACT